CTTACGAGAACGACACCAACGTCACAGATACCAATACTGGACTGCCACCGCACAGCATCAGCCTCGTGGTGCAGGGTGGCGATGCTACCCAGATTTGCCAGACGATCCTCAACCACAAGACCCCGGGCTGCTTTACCTACGGCACTACCCGGGAGTCGGTGAATGACGTCTATGGTCTGGCACATGATATCGGTTTCTATGTGCCGACCCCTGTCACGGTAGGCGTGCGCATCTCGCTGACGGCAAATCCCGGTTACTCTACGCTGATCGGCACGGCGATCAGCCAGGCAGTGGCTGACTACATCAACAACCTTGGTTCCGGCGAGGATGTGGTCTATTCCAAACTATGGCTGCCGGCCAATCTGTGCGATGTGACGACCGGCTTGCCGAGTGGTGCCACCAATACCTACGACATCACGGCAATGACCTCGGCCTCACCACCTGGCGGCACCTACGCGACTGCCAACATTCCGATCAGCATTTTCCAGACGGCGACCTGTCTGGCCTCAGATGTGGTGCTGACGGTATCCTGAAATGACCCTCGGTGACTACCTTGCGCTGATCGGCAGCTGGCACTCCACGCGTCCGAAATATATGAACACCATCGCGGCGCTGATCCAGCCGCTGGTGGATGCGCAGGCAATGCTGGCGCAATTGACGGCCGACTTTGATCTGGACACGGCAATCGGCATTCAGCTCGATCAGGTCGGTCAGTGGATCGGCCGCACGCGCTACATAGAGGTGCCGATCACTGGGGTGTATTTCACCTTCGACGACGGCATCACCACAGCAGGTGACAGTCCACGCACTGGGTTCGACCAGGGGGTATGGTTCAACAAATACGATCCGACCGAGAAGATCGCGGCACTGGATGATGAGACATACCGCTCGGTGCTGAAGCTGCAGGCAATCGCCAATCATTGGGACGGCACGCTGCCGTCGATCGCCGATGCCTTCCATCGCGTGTTCCCTGGTGCCTACATCCAGGATTTGGGCGATACTGCAAACGGCCTTATGGCGATGGATGTGCTGCTGCCAGGACCGCTGATGTCCACCTTGATGATCCAGGTGCTGCAGCAGGACTTTCCGATCAAGCCTTCGGGTGTGTTCATCAACTTCATCGAGACGACCGTCTCCACCGAACCGATCTTCGGCTTCGATGCCGATACCGTCGATCCGCAAAATCCCGGTCCACTGGCCGGCTTCGACATCGGCAGTTGGGGCAAGATCATCTCGACGCTTTAGGGGAAACCACAGTGGCAAACGACTTCCTGACTTTCGCGGGTGATCCTGCGGCTAATGTCATGCTACAAGCTGACTATGCTGCGACTGGTTTCACGGCGCGCATTCTCGGCTTCTCGACCGGCACCGCGCTGTCGATCCAGCTCAACAAGGTCTGGCGGCAGGCATCGCTGATCAGCACGATGATTGCCAACTTCACGGTGACCGAAACCGGCAGCAACATGCTGGATGACGGTTCGCCGGCCGGTATGACGGCATTGCAGAACAACTTCGCTGCGGCAATCCGCACTGTGGCGCAGGGTGCGGTCGGCACAGGTTATCTGCCATTGGTCGGTGGCACATTGACCGGTCCGCTGATCATCCAGAGCGCCAATGCACTCGATATCAAAGCACCTGTCGGCAGCCCAGCGACCCTCGCGCTGGACAGTGCAGCTGGGCAGTATTGTCAAGTCTTCTCCCGCACCAACGGCACTGTGCGCTGGTCAATCCTGCACGCCGACAACGCACCGGAGACCGGCGGCAACGCCGGTTCGAACTGGTCACTGTCGCGCTACAGCGACGCTGGCAACTACCTCGGCACGCCGCTGTCGATCAGTCGCGCCACTGGGGTCGTCAACTTCACCAATCCGCCGACCTTGAATGGGGCGCCGTTGCCTTATCTCTCGATCGGCGGCGGCAACCTGTCCGGTCAGATATGGTTCACAGGCGGTGCCGGCATCACCTATGCACTCGGAAGTTACAGCCATGCGATCGAATATGGCTGGGACGGCTCGGAAATCCTTGCCTGGGTCGATGCCACCTATGTCGGCAACCTCGCCACACAGCAGTGGTCGAACAGCGTCTTGACCGGCTATCTTCCATTGTCGGGTGGCACTCTGACCGGCGCCTTGCAATGCAATGCCTCGCTGGTGGTCAACGGTGGCGCCGGCTTTAGGTCCTCAGTGTGGTTCGCCAACCTGGGTGACTTCGCCAATTTCACCGATGGCCGCTATCGCTACCGGCAATGGGCTGGGAATTGGTTTGACAACTGGGATGGCCAGACCGGCAACCGCACATGGTATTGTGCCGGTGGTCAGTCGATGCGGCTTGATGGTGGCGCGGCTCTGACCACGACTGGCATGATCCGCACCGAGAGTGCGCGCCTGATGGTGCAGCACGGCAGTGTGGCACCTTGCGTTGGCCTGTGGGCACAGTGGGCCGGCGCCGCGATGGGATCATGGTTTGACGGCAACGCGCTGTGGTTTGGCGGTGTCGATGGCAATGCCAATCCGGTCAGCGGTCTGATGGACATCGCCTTGTCCGGCGCGGTCGGCATAGCGAATACGCTTTGGGTTGGTGGTCAAATCAGTGCCGGTGGTCTGATCTATTCAAATAGCTATATCCAGGCAGCCGGCGATGTTGATGCCGGAAACAACCTTAATGTTAACGGCAACGGGTATATCCGTGGTCTGCTGGAGGTGGATAACATCCAGCACACCTATGGCAGCGGCAAAAACGTCAACCATTCCACCTTGCCGTGTTTTGCCATGGACTTCGTGGGCAACTACGCCATGGGCATTTCGCTTGGCGTGCTCAGTGCCGCAATGACCTTTGGCTATACCGATGCCGGCGGTCAGCCGCAAGGGTGGATGGGCTTCCTCAACACGGCAGGTGTCTGGGGCGGCGCCTATTTCCAGACGCTGTCCGGTCGTGCCATCAAGAAGAACATTGAGCCATCACGCGACTTCGATAGCCTGAGCGCAATCCGCCAGGTGGAAACCTTCAGCTATGATATGAAGGACAGCGACACCCATCGCGACTTCGGTTTCATTGCCGAAGAACTGGCCGACCTTCTGCCGGACGTGGTAAGCAACTACGAGGCAGGTCCGACCGTCGATGTGACGGCACTGATCGCGCACGCCTATCGCGCTATCGCCCAACTTGCCAGGCGCATCGACGCCATCTGAAAGGGATAATCATGACTGAGTTCGAAGAACCACGATCACCTGAGCCACCGAAACACCGGGAGGCTGAGATTGCCAGCCCGGAGCTGCCTGAGCCTCCGGCGGCATGGCCGGCCGTGCCACCTGACCTGATCGATTGGAAAGGTCCGGTGAACTGGCCGGGACCGCTATCGCCGCCACCACGGAACGTCCCACAACATCGTTGAAAGGAGAACAGTATGCCGCAACCACAAGGTCCCGACATTACCTGGACTGTGACAGTCCCATGGGAGGCAGTGAACCCGCTGCTTCAGGTGATTGGTTCCGGGCCATTCAATATCGTCGCCGATGTGCTCGTCGAGCTGCGTAACCAGACTCAGCGCCAGATGGATGCCTGGGGTCAGGAGCAGCAGGCCAAGCAGGGGCAGGTCCTGCCGCCCGCTGCGCGGCCGAACGGTGAGGATCGGACGGTCGCCTGACCACGGTCGAAGACTGGCGCCGCGCACTGCATGGAGATGTGATTATGAGTCCCCTGCTGATCATCGTCATCGTTATCCTGCTGGTGCTCGTGCTGGGTGGCGGCTATGGCTACCGCGCCGGGTGGGGCCAGCCGGCCTATTACCCGGGCATCGGCATCGTCGGGATCATTCTGATCGTGCTGATCGTTCTGCTGCTGACTGGACGGCTCTAGCCGGACCGGCTAAGTTCGTCCCGACGTTACCCTTACCTGACCCCCTGAGAGCCTGCCTCTCAGGGGGTTTTTCTTTGGGTCTAGGAGGGGGTCCAGCGGCTCGGATCAGGCACCCTGGCCGGGGGACCTAAGGGCCTTCCGAGGGGTCTGGACCCCCTCCTAGCTGGGTGGGGGGTCTGGCTACCCCCTAGACACCCTGTTTCTACCCCTTTTTTTTAAGGCTGGGCAGGCTCTAGAGCGTCCCCTCGGGTAGGGGTAGCTCGGAAGCCCTCTAGGGGCCTCCTAGGAGGCGGCGATCTCGTTTTTTAGACACCTGCTTACTCCCCTGCGGGAGAAAGGCTTAGTTGCTGTGCCACGTAGGCATCCGCGTCAGCAGCGCCGGCAGGGTCTAGCCACCGCAGTCCGCTGGCGATGGTCATGACGATTGCCGCTGCGATCATCAGAACTGTTATTGTTTCGAGCATCTCATTCATGCCGGTTCGTCTGGCAGCTTGTTTGAGCAGATGACCCGCCGGACGGTCCAGCCTGGATGACGCTGCTGCCATAGCGGGGTCAGCAGGGAACCGTGCATTTGACAGGATGAAACGTCGGGCATGGGCCGGTCAAGCACATTGAATATCTGACAAGCGCCGTTGGTGATGCAGGCGAGGAAAGTGAGATAGAACAGCGTTTATTCTCCACCCCATCGGATGAACTTGCCCATCAGGACCGCCAGCCCAAGGGCCACCACAAACCATATCAGTCCGAGCACGACCGTAGCTGTCGTTGCGGCTATCATCGCCAGGTTCTCCAGATCACGATCAGACAGGCACCGCAGATCGTAAGTGCGACCGGTAGCCAGACTGTGGTTAATGGTGTCAAGTCACCGGTCCGGCGATCGCCTGCTTGCCCGGCCGGGACGCGCCGCCCGCTTCCAAGCCTGCCAGGATCGAAGTTTCCAGCTTGGCCAGTGCCGGCTCTGCTTCGGCAATGCCAGCCTGCCACGCCACCGCCAGCGCGCATGACAGATACAGCGGATAATCGAGGTCGCCGCTGGGCGGCGGATAGTCCGGGCTATACTGGGCCGGCCGCGGATCACCCAGGAACGGCGCATTGCCCGTCCAGGCATCGGCCCAGTTGGGGTAAACATTCACCGGATCAGTGGCCGCGCCCTTGGCGACATAGCTGGACGGATAGGCGCACGACCAACCAGAGTTCGGATCAAGCCGGGCACTGAGGTTCTTCACCTTCCACTGGGTGATTTCGTTCCACTGATGCAGGTCAGGATGCAGCAGGGCGATCCACGCCCAGCCACCCGCGCAGATGTCCTCCTGCCAGGGCTGATACCACGTCCAGGTGCCATCCTCGCCGCTGCCATCGGTGCTGCCGGCCAGTTGGAACACCGACCGGATCGGCGCCGGGTTCATCACCGTTTCCTCATAGACGTGATCGTAAGCCCAGCTTTGCAGGGCGCGGTGGAACAGTGAGCGCGGCAACAGCCAGGGTGGTGGGTTCTCCGGCGAGACTTTGGCGCACGCGGCCAAAGTGCGCGATGACCAGCCCGTGGCACGTGGTTGGATCACGCCGTAACCCCGCACGATCGAAGATGGCGACTCCATGATGCACATGACGGTCTGCCGTTGCAGGTTCTCCAGATGGTAGGGATCGCCCGTCAGCAGGAACGGCAGGTAAGAGCAGGCCGGCTGATGCGCGGTGTCGAGGTAGATGCCGGTGCCGGGGACGAAGTTGTCTGCGATCTGTGCGCCAACGCCATCGACTGGTGGGTTGATGCGGCCAGCGCCTGGTGTGCTGATGCCGTAGACTTCACAGCTCACCGTGATCGAGCCGCTGTCGGGGATTTTGGTGTCGACCGGCACGCGGCACTCGATGTTGTTGGCATCGAGCACCATGTTCCAGGCGGGGGGCGAGCCGTTTGCCGAGAGCACGGTGCCGGGTGGTCCGGCCAGCATGACGTCAACCCAGTTCGAGGGCACTGACCAGGTGATCCAGGGCGAACCGGCCTGCGCGCTGTAGAGCGTCGATTGTGGGTATTGGTCGATCGGGTCGATCACGCAGCCGGTGTCCTGGTCGTAGAAATCCCAGGTAAAGGTCCCGGCGGCTTCGGCCTGTGCCATGACGTCGGCGAGAGCGTCGGGGTTGTCCTCGTTGCCGATATACCAGCCCTGTGCACTGGTGACGTGACCGATGTCGCCGCGCCCGCCGGTCTGCGGCATGTATGCAGTGAAACCACACAGACTCATGGGGGTGTAGTGGTATTGCCGGCCGGGGTATGGGTCGGTGCCCCTGGTGAGGTTTGGGTCGAAGCGGGGCAAAAGCTTCGCTGCGTAGAGGTCCTCAAGTTTGCGCATTGGCAGGGGCCAGTCGTTCGACTGCCAGCGCCAACGCTGATAAGCACCGTGCGATGGTACCTCCATCGTGACTGACTCGGCCAGCTCGTCGCCGTTTATCTCGACTGTGTATGCCGGCAGATTAACGTGGTTGGTATCCTGCCAGGCGCCTTGAGCGACAATGACCGACACACGTCCTTCCATACGGCGGAAATCAACGCGTAGAGGACAATCGTTAGCAAGCACACGAGTGCAACGCTCACTGAAACGTCCATCAGTATCCTGATAGGTGCCGACATCATTGCCATCTGCTTCGTTGTAGACGAACTGTCGACCGCTCAGGGTAACCACGGCCTGCAGGGTGCCCGCTGGTGGAGGATCAGGCGGGGTGATGTCGACCGGCGGCTCAGGCGGCACTTCGATGTCGGGCGGCTGCTCTGGCGGAATGATAATAGGATGCTCAGGCTGCGCATCCACGGGCGGCTGTTCCACATCTGGAGGCTTACCCTGACCGGGGGGAGTTCCACCATGACCAGGTGGTGTTCCGCCTTGACCGGGTGGAGAGGGTGGCTTGCCCATGGTTACCTCGATGTCAAAGGTTATTTCGCCGGATATACGAATGACGCGTGGCGACATCCAGTGAACCTTTTGTTACTCGCAGAACGGCCGGGCAGTGCCCGGCCGTTCCCTAGGTTATACCTTGCGGCGACGGATCAGTCCAAGACCCACCAGACCGGCACCGAGCAGCATGATGCTGGCCGGCTCCGGGACAGGCGGCGGAGGTGGTGGAGGCGGAGGCGGTGGCGGACCGCCCGTATTCACCGGGATATCCTGACTGACGAGGTTGTAGTTGTTCTGCGTCCCAACCCAGTCGATCTTGAACGCAGGCGCGTAGCCGGCCCAAGTGCCACCGGCATTCAAGGTCGCCGTGAAGTCGATGGTGATCGGTGTGCCGACCAGCGTGGTTGGGGTTGGCGGGATCGTTGTGTTGTCGAAGCAGAAGAAGTTGCCGTTGCCGTCACACCCGGTCGAGTTCAGGCCACCGACCAGGAAAGTGAAGTTCGCCGGTGCGGTAACTGACGCCGATGCCAAACCGCCGGCCGGGTTACCGAACGCAATGGCATTGATGCCAGTGCGCCCGCCGATCGTGTCGCTGGCCGTATTCTGGCCAGAGATGGTCAGGACAAAGTTGGCGATCAACGGGTTCGCCGTGACCGTCTCGTCCAACTCGTAGGTGATGCCTTCGCAGTTGCCACCGCAGTTGCCGGCGGAGTTAGACAGTACCAGGGCAGCGTTGGCGGGCAGGGAGATAGCAGCGGCGATTGCCGCTGCTACCACTCCCAGAGTGATGGGAAGCTTGTTCAATTCAGCCCCCCTTCCGCCGCAACTGGGTGAAGCCCAGTCCCAGCAGGCCGACACCGAGCAGGGCAAGACCTGCTGGCTCCGGAGTGGCGAGCGCCTCGGCAGTTGCCGAGAACGACCCCACTTCCTGACCAAGCTGGTTGATCGTCCAGACAAACGTGCCCGGCGTCGCTGTGAAGCCGGTCATGTTCAACGTCGCGGGAGCATTGATCGCCAGCGAGTTTGGCGCCGGCGTGAAGCTGCCGCCAGCGTCAACCGTGATGGTAGCGACCAGCGGTCCCTCGGTGATGGTGAACAGCAGGCCGGTGCCCACGGTCGGGCTGTAGGTGAAGGCTGGCTGGTTGACCGTCACGCACGACAGGCAGGCGATGAACGGCGCGAATGAGCCGGTCTGGTTGGGTGCGAGGCCAGCCGGGGTCTGGCTCAGCACCTGGGTTGAGGTGAAGCTGGCGCCGCCGATGATGTTGAGTTCACTCCCGGCAGCGATCGGTCCGGCGTAGGCGGTGCCGGCGAATGCCAGCCCGATCAACGCCGTAGAGAGAAGTAAGCGCTTCATGTCTAGTCCTTTGCAAAGTGCCCAAAGTCAGGCAGGAGAGAGTAAACCAGAAAATGAAAAAAGGCACCTGCATATAGTTAAACGTTAGATTGTTTCGAGCATCTCCCACGTTGTCCGGGCTTTTCTCCTGCGTCTGGTCTTCGGTGTGGCGGCGGTAGACGACCGCGGACCCCAGAACAGGTGCGCCGCCTTTACGCATAGCCGGTTCTTGCAGCTGTGATAGGTAAGCAGGCGGGGGTCGTTCTCACCTGTTGCCAGCATCAGGGCAACCCGCGGCGCCTGGTATTCCTTGCCGTCGATGATGATGCTGCTCGGATAGCCACTCCTGGTTGGATGCTTCCATATCTGGCAGTCACCGTCTGAGCGGGAGTTGGTGTCGAGCCACCAGCGCAGGTCATCCGCTGAAGGCGACGGCCTCATGGTCTGATCTTCGTGGCACGATCGACCTTATCCGCCAGGAGTTCGATCGTGGTCTTGCGCGGTGCAGGTGTCATCAGCGCCGCCACTGCGCTGCGCAGTTCCTCGATCTGCCGGTCTTTGCCGGCGAGTTGTGCCTTCAGGTCGATGATGGTGTCGCAGAGTTCACGTTCGGTTGGTGTCATTTCAGGTGTATCCACTCTCTGGTGATCGTCCATAGGTAGCAGCCTGAGGCAGCATAGTCTTCACGGAACACAATGCGACGGCAGCTGGTCGCCAGCAGCATCTTGACGCAGGACACGCAGGGTGCCGTGGTGGCATAGAGTGTCATGATGCGCTGTGGGTCCGGGCAGAATACCACGCAGTTGACTTCAGCGTGGATGGCCTCGCAGACATCCAGACCAAGGCCGGAAGTGAAACCAATTCCCTCGCATGGCGTCTCAGTGCAATGCGGAAAGCCCCGCGGCGTGCCGTTGTAGCCGGTCGACAGGATGACCCCCTCCTGGTCAACAGCCACGGCACCGACCTTGCGGCGCGCGCAGGTGCCCCTCAAGGCGGTCACCTCTGCCAGGCGCAGCCCCCATTCGTCGCGTGATATCCTCATGACTTTAACTTCGGACTGATGTTGACCTTAGTGTCTGGACCAATGCCGTCCTTCAGGGTTTCCGCGCAGTGGGCTTCGGTCTCACCACTGAAGATCATGATGTCGACGGGCAGACCTACATCGTCGCCGCGGATACGGATAAAGGTGTCACCCGGCTTGGCGCGGAACCTGTCCAGGTTGGCGAAACTCAGACCGAGCACCAGGATAGACTTGCCGGTGCCGTCGTGTGCAATGGCTTTGATCATTTCACTTCTCCCACCAGCGGTGCGGATCACCCGGCTTACTGTCGCGCAGTGCTGTGAGATAGTCGAGCAGGTAGTTGACGTCGCTCGACCACAAGGCGCCTGGTGCCGAGCGCGATGGTGTGAACTGATATAGCAATGATGTTTTGTCCCTGGCATAGACATGGCTGGAGGCAGCCGTGATCGACAGCATGCCAGGTTCCAGGGTGGGGTAGGTATCCTGCAGGATGATAACGGCCGTGTAGGCAATGCAGGTAAAGCTGAAGATGTCGATCGGCAGGCCGAGCCAGACATCGCTGGACCGCATGAAGACGCTGAGGTGCAGCTTGTCCTGGCGTATCTTGAAGTCCATGGCAACCGTGCAGGGAATATCCTTCGACACCGGCGGGCACCGGTTCCAGGTTGTCAGGGTCGCCTGTCTGCTATCCCGGTCGGCAACCAGAGTATCTATGACATACTTCATCTGCTGATGGATGCGCGGACCATAGGCGCCTGTCAGGAATATCCCATCGTCGGAGAACTCACGCATGCGCGGTATCCAAGGCTCGATATCCACCAGCTTGTCGGACCCTTTCAGTATCCACAAAGCCTCACCTGCTATAACGCGGCTTTTCAGGTTGCGCTCTTTGGCAGTGACGACAGGATAGCGCATGTCAATGGTATGCGTGACGTTCAACTGCTCGAACGTCTCGATACCTCTCGGTGATACCTTGTCGCCGTTGATGGCGCCGTCGTATGCCCGGTGCCAGGCAAGGTCAGCGGTCAGGATTGTCATGGGTATATCCTCTGCTGCTGGGGTGATGGACGGCTTTCCAGTGTTCCTCGCACCAGACACCTCTCCACACTTTGTTATGGCAGCGCTTATATGGCTTCGTGTCACCGCTGAGATACTGGCATTCGCTGTGAGCCACTGGCCACACAGGTGCGGGCGAAGGAACGGCGACCTGCACCGGCTGCTTGAGCTTCCACCTGATCGAACTGGCTGAGCGGCCAAGCCTGGCGGCGATATCTTTCGGTTTGCTGCCGCGCATCTCATTGAGTATTTTGACATCATCGTCAGACCATTCAGCCATTGCCAAGTATCCTCTCAATGAGAGCATTGCGCTCAGATACGAATGGCCAGACGGTAATCGTAGGCAACGTGGTCATGAACTCGTTGCGATACCAACTCCACACTTTGAACAGCTGGCTGGTGTTCTCCAGATATTCGTTGCCTTTACGGCGCTGCCAGTTCTCCTTGATGGTGTCGAAGTCGGCGTCACAGCGGATTACCAGCAGCTGGGCTTTACGCTCTATGAAAGCTTCCAGGGCTTCTCCCCTTATGCCGATCCGGTCAGCGCCTCCACGGAAGGCAAGCCCGTAGGGTTTCTCGCTCAGCCATGAGCGATCCATGACGACATCGACGATACCGGACACAGCCGGGATCATCAATATCGAATAGATGTCGATCAGGTCGTTCTCGGTCGCCTGCGGGTATGACCCATGGTGGATATACACGGCACCGATGTGCTTGGCGAGGGCAAGAGCGAGTGTGCTCTTGCCGACGCCATCAGGACCTTCGAAGATGAAAACCCGCTTCACCGTGGACTCCCATGATCATCGATATAGACTGGGTGCTCTGGATCGTAGCCTGCCTTCTTCAGAATTTTTTCGATGTCGGGAGGCGGGCATCCTTTGGGGCGTTTGATGTCGCCGTTAGGTTGTTTCTCCTTGCGCATGTTGACCGCTTGGATTTCAGCCCATATCTTCTCCCACGGCAAGCCCATCAGCAGCACAGTGCCGAGTGCCACATAGACGATATCTGCCAGCGCATCTGCCTGCTTGGCAAGATCATGGGTAGCACCCGCCTCGATAAGCTCACGCAGTTCCTCGAACAGGAAGGTAACGCGCTTCGCCAAAAGAACCTGTGTCAGATGCACGGGTGCATCTGACACAGGTTCCTCGAACTGAACGCGGAACTTTCTGACGTCCGCGAGTTCGGTCATCAAGCTGCCGCTTCCTTGCGGGGGCGACCAGGGCCACGCTTCATGACAACGGGCGGAGGTGCGGCTGCGGCCTTCTTCTTGGCCGGCACGGCGGCCTTGGCGACCGGCTTCTTCGCAGTTGTCTCGCCGTTGGCTCCCTTCTTGAGGATGCCACGGTTCCAGCTGATGTCGGAAGCCTTGGCGCGCGATCCCTCGAACTGGGCATGCACGGCCTCGAGAATTGCATCGGTATCATCTGACCAATCCGTCAGCAGGCGGCGGATATAAGCACCTGATCCTTCGCCGTCTTCCCGCGGCGGATAAGCTGGTTGTGCGGCTTTTGCCATGTGTAATTTTCCTTCTGGTTGTTGGAGGGGCAGGTTATAGAGTATTCCGGGCGGCTTGGCTATATCAAAAACAGCTGGAGACAGGTCATTAAGGCGATTATTTTTCACAAGTCCGGCATAGACCTGCCTTGCCAGCCATTCCCCTGCTTTCGGCATTACGGCGCGGTTCATCAGACCGGATATCGCGTTATAGCTGGCCTCTGGCCACAGGTAGTCGAGCGGATAGGAACAGATCGTCGCCAGCTCGTCCTGGGTCAGGCAGCGGTTCTTGGAGGGGTGATAGACCAGCAGAGGCACCGGTGCCGGTTTGTCCCATGCCAGGCGGCGCGACAGGAACGGTGGTGCATCGATGCGTTGCCCGCGCGCACCGCGTGGCGGGTCAGGGTTTCTAGCCGCATAGACCTTGTGCAGGCTCTCGCCCGGCAGGGCATGTGGCAACATCTGTATATGCGACTTCGGTGGTACAGGTATAGCGTAACCATTCCTGCGCCTGGGCAAGCCCTTGAAGGCTTCTTTCACCGTGACAGGTCTGTCAAAGTCCGGTATCTCCCATGGAATGACGACTTTGTGGAAGACGTAGAAGATGCGCTGACGTGACTGAGGAATGCCGAGCCATTGAGCATTGTGCACGACAATGGTTGTAGCGAAGCCATAAGGTTCGGCCTTACTGATCAGCTCGTCGACATGCGCCCTTCCCTTGGTGAATGACTGAGGGACCGACTCGATCGCCAGCACATCCGGATCGACGACATCCATGGCATAGTTGAAGATGTCATGGTGTGCCTGTAGCCTCGGGTCGAGGTGCCAGTTATGTGCCTTGCTGGCAGTGTTGGCACCAGACCAGATCGCGCAGGGTGGGTTAGCATACATGAACTTGACAAGACCATGCCAGGAGGTCGGCCACTTCGCCGGGCCGCCGAGGTAGATCGGCATGCCTGGAAAGTTCAGGTTTACTACGTTGCTGCCATAGCCGTCATGCTCCAGATGCCCGACCACGTTAAAGTGCTCAGCTACACCTAGGGTAAAGCCTCCGGCATAGATATGCGCACCAAGAGCGTTAATCAGTGAAGGCATGATGACCCCCTGGCGGCTCAGCTGCATTGAAGATCATCGGAGACAGGTCATTGATACGGTTGTTGGTCTGCAGGCTCTGGCTGATCTGGAGCGCCAGCCACTCGGCGGTCTTCGGCATGATACCTCTATTCATGTAATGCGTGACATTAGCCTGACTGCTTCTGACCGGCCAGTGGTAGTCGGTTGGGTAGGAGCAGATCGTGGCAAGTTCGTCCTGGGTCAGACGGCGATGCTCGGTAGGGTGATAAACTTCCAACGGGACCGGTGCCGGCTTATCCCATGATAGGCGCTGGTGCAGAAAGGAGGGGGCACCTATGTGGGTGCCATTGGGGTTGCGCACTGCCACAGGGGTGATTTTGTAATAAGTCTGCCGGAGCTTGCCGCCTGGTGGGGTTAGCTTCAGGGACCTCATGATGCGGGGCATAAGGACTGGCAGCTTGTAGCCATTCGACGCCCCATTGAGCTTGCTGAAAGCCTGGCGCACAGTCGTAGGCGCTGTGAAGTCCGGCATACTCCACGGGATTACTACCTTATGGAAGATGTAGAAAATGCGCGGCCGGTTCTGCGGCACCCCAAACCACATGGCATTGTGCCTGACCGCGGTCATGGCATAGCCATAGGTTTCGGCCCGGATGATCTGACTGATGATGTAGCGCCTTCCCTTGGTGAAGGAAAGCGGCACGGACTCGATCGCCAGGACGTCAGGAGCGACCACATCCATGGCGTAGTTGAAGATATCGTCGTGCTGGTCGAGCCTGGGGTCCAGGTGCCAACGGTCGGCCTTGCTTGTCTTGGAGGCGCCTGACCAGATAGCGCAGGGTGGGTTGGCGAAGATGAAGCGGGGCGCTTCATGCCAAAAAGCCGGCCACTTTGCCGGACCCCCGGTATAGATCGGGAGGTCCGGAAAGTTGAGCCGGACAACATTCGAACCGTAGCCTTCATGCTCTAAGTGGGCAAGCACTTTGAAGTGCCTGCCCACCCCGAGTGTGAAGCCTCCGGCGTAGATGTGGGCGCCGAGGGCCGGGATCATGCCGCTGCGGGCGGCACCCACCCCTCGTCCTTCTTCAGCTTGCCCTTGTTCCAGCTGACGTCGGACGGGCCGGCCTTGGACCCCTCGAACTGGCTGTGGACGGCTGCCAGGATCGCCTGGGTGTCGACGTAGCCGGCCTTCAGCAGGCGGCGGATGTAGGCGCCCGACCCCTCACCCTCCTGCACCTTGGGCAGGGTCGAGCCGTTGGCCTTGGCCTTGACGGTCTTCAGAGGGACGACCTTGGCGCCACCCTTGGGCGCGGCCACGACCTTGACGGCAGGGGCGGCGACTTCCTTCAGGGCAGGGGCCTTCGGGGCGACCTTGGCGCGCAGGGCGCCGATCTTCTTGGCAGCAGCAGCGGGAACCATTTCAGTCTCTCCAATTTGAGCATCCATTGCCTTCGCGGACTTCCGCGCGGCGGCGAGTTCCTTGACCGCGAGAGCGGTCGCCTTCTTGGTAGCCATTGCCTTGTTCCTTTCACTAGGCGGTTTCGATGTGGTGGTTATAGCAATTTCCTCATTGGCTGTAAAGGACAAAATGAAAAATTCGGCATCTTTTTTTGTCTCAAATCTGAGAATATCTCCCTTCGGATCGCGGACATTGAGGTTATGCCCGTCGAGGGTCAGGTCGACCACGAAGAAAGTGCCGCCAACCAGGGACGACATGATCTGGAACCGGTCGGCAATGATAGGAGAGGCGTAGCCGCCGGGATTGATTTGTGGTTTGTAGGTCATTTCTTTCTAAGTGCCTTCCGCATGTTCTTCATGGTGTTCTTCTTCCATTTACGATCGGATGGTGTGGCTGCGCAGAATACCTGCTGGGTCGTGTCAGGATGCGTGCAGACCAGGTGGTTGCCCCTGGTCAGCCGCACATCCCACCCCATTGCACGTATTTCCCGCATCATCTTTTGGGTGGAGTCGGGCATCAGTGGCAATCCACGTAGGTGGTATTGCTGTCCTTGAACTTGAAGGACGTGCAGCTCCGGGTCTGGCCGTTGGGACCATAGAAATCCGAGTATGTCGTATTGCTATCTTTGAAGTGGAAGGATGAACCATGCCACTCGTTTTGATCCCAGCGCTGCTCACCATGTGCACTGGCCAATGCCAGGACGATGCCGAGGAAGATCAGCACACTGAGCAGTGAGGAACGCCGCTGTGGCGGCGGCGCCTGGCGCTGGTTGATCTCTATCTCAATGCGCACTTTCCCAGGTCCGCCACCACGCTCAGGCGGCGGTGGAGGGTCGTTCCTGACCACAGGCTTGATGTCGTTGAGGTCCTTCAGTAGGTAGTCGAAGGACCCGCGGGGAGGGATCTTGGTCCGGATCATTGGATTGTCTCCGTGGTAGTCGAGGCATCGGCGAACTTGAAGCCGAGCTGCTTAATGATGAACGGCAGCACGTCGCGGGCATTTCGCTGCTGCTCGGGCGTAGGACGCTTCCATGGCAGGATGGTGGTGAACCTGCCTCCAGATGTGTCACTTACACTGCTATCCAGATCGACGACATCGGAAGGATGACCTTTCCCATCGCGTTCAATCCGCCCCATCCTCGATACTGTGTGGCGCTTGCCGGAAAAGTCGAAGTAACTGCAGGTCACAAGGATAACCTCCTGCTTGTCAGGCTGTTGCGATATTGGCAGGGACTTGGCCACTGTCTTATCGTCAACATTGACAGGAAAGTTCTTCGACCATCCCTCCGCCAGGAACGACACTGCCTCGGCATTGTCGGCAAGTGCGGTCATCCGCATGAACATAGTTATGGCGTCCTTGGTTTTGTCGTCCTGCATACCGACGCCGAAGATTTTGGCCTCCTTTTTGGTGTGAATGATGAACATAGGCTGACACGCACCTTGCGTCAGTATCATGTGCTTGGCGAAGTTGTAGTCCTTGTCAAGCCGGTCTTTCCAGTTCATGATGTTGCTCCTGAGGCAATAACGGATGCGCGCATCAGGATCAACTCCGGATCGGTGATCTTTTGGTCGATCTCCATAATGCGCTTGATGGTGTCGAGATACTCGTGCGCACCTGGCGGGGCCATCTCGAGCAGAACTCTCTCGACTTTCAGCAGGGAGAACATGACATCTAGGTCTGCCGGTGTCATCGTAGCAAGGTCACGCTTGGTGCAGAGCAGCCGGGCGTATTCCCGGCAGACTTCGACAATCTGATTGTTCATGACAGTGCCACCTCCAGGTCGTCTTCCGGGTCGTCGCTGTGCATCCAGTCCTTCAGGAAGTGCAGGGCGTCCTCGCGCGCAAGGGCGCCGTCAAACTCCAGGGTCAGCTCTACCACGTCAGACAGGTTTTTAATACCCATCGAACGGATGCGGTAGTTCCGGCAGGCCTTAGGCGACGGCACGTCGCCCGTGGTGTCCACTCTGATCTGCATAGATTATCTCCTTTCAGGTAGGCATGGTGACGAGGCACAGATGTTCAAGGTTACGCTTGAGGTCCTCGAGGTGCTGCACGTGCTGCACCCATTCATGACGTGCCGTTACGATGGCATCCTCGCCCTGTGGGTAATAGTCCCGGCCATGTGGCCACGCTGCCCGCATCTTCTTGATCGTCTCCTCGACAGCGATCAGTGCATCCATGTAGGCAGCATGCAGGTCACCCCGCGACGTGCCGTTGAGGTGGATGGTGGGGGTCATCATGTGACTGCCTCCAGGTGACCCTCGGAGGTCCAGCGGTAGTTGACAGGCTCGGATGCCTCGACTGCCCGGTAATCCTCCACCAGGGTCCAGCGCATCATGAGGTTGTGGGCATTGGCCACCGCTTCTTTCTCAGTGGCAAACCGCAGGCCGTTCTTGCTCCAGGCGCCCTGCACATAGACTTCAGGCTTCCACGACATAATGCTATCTCCTTTCTGAGACAGCCTAGCCTTAAATTGAAACACCTGTCCAGACAAAAAAATGGGGGCCTAAGCCCCCATCATTTTACTGGCGCACTCTGGTCCGATGCCCCGGTCGATGCTCTCAGGCACCGTTAGCTTCCGCCCGCAGCAGCCGCACTTGCCTTCGTGCCTGACTTCCAGGCCGGGAGGCATCGGGGCCTCTGGGTGGCGGATGACCCGCTCGCAGAGGTATCTGGCGGCCTTGACTGGATCGGAGTATTCCGGCAGCTTGCTCTTGGCCGTCAGCGCGAAGGTGGGGCCAGTCTCGAGGGTGGGCACCCCCTTGATGACGCCAAGGTAAGTGTAGTCGGCAGTATTGTCCGGGCCGGTCAGCAGGCTAACGAAGCGCAGCTCCTTGGTGGTGTCCCGCTTTAGGCCACCCTTTTCGGTCTTCTCCGAGGGGGCGGCGATGCGGAAGGTGTAGCGCGCGCCGGTCTTGGCCGAGGAAACGGTCAGGATGGCATTGCCTGCCAGGGCGAAGGTCTTGACATCTTTGGCGTTCGTGAACATTTTCTATCTCCTTAACGGAGAGAACCTACATCTGCTCTATGAAGATGTCCATAGAAAAATGGGGCCTAAGCCCCATTTTCCTTCGGCGGCGCGATTTCGTTGATCCACTGCCGGCACTCCTCGATCTTGACCCGGGCAAGCAGGCGTTCTGCATCGCCGGCGTGCTTGGCTTCCAGCCATATGTTGGCCTGGGCGATTGCTTCATAGAGGATCGACAGGCGCAAAAGCTGGTTCATTCGTCATCCTCCGCGGCAAATTCCCGCTTGATCGTCTTTCATTGGAAAATCTCCTGGAAAAGGAGGGGGCCGAAGCCCCCACCGTTTCACTTCTTCGCCATTACGTTCAAAGAGAACTTCAGCTCCCGGCAATGCGTCGAGGTAATAGCTACCGAGCCGTTGGTGGAGGCGACGAGGTTGGTCTTGCCACTAGACGAGGCAGGCGCCTTGTCGATCGCCTTCTTGCCGATGTCGATGGTGATCACGAGCTTGTCGCCTTCGACGGTGTAGTCCAGGCCGTTCATGTCAGTGTTTCCTTTCTGGTTGGGTTGACGCAGGGAATATAGCGCGTCTTCCAACATTTGCACACAATTATTTTAGCGGCTTTCGCCGAAGGGTTCAAAGGCAGTGTCGTCGAACGTTTCCGGCTCCAGTTCCGGCAGCTTCCTCCCCCAGCGATACATGGTGGTCCAGACGTCGGAGTAAGCGTTGTGCCGGTCGTCCTCAACGACTGAGTTCTTGAAGTTCGGATAGTCGATCCGGTCCACCTCCTGGACGAGGGCACGCTTTACCCGCTTGGTTGAAATGACCGCACGGAAAGCATAGTCCTTCTGCGGAGTTGGCCATACCCTGACGCCTGGAAACACCTTGTCGATGTCCCCTTCACGCCTGGCACGGACGAGCAGGACATGCGGGCGCTTCGGGATGGCGACGATCGACAGGAAGCTGTCATTCAGAAAAATCCACAAAACACTATCTCCTTGGTTGCAGAGCGGCACCTGTCTCCGGGTCATAGAAGTCCTCATGCCATTCGTGGGCCATACCGAACAGGGAAACTAGTTGAAAATATTCTAACGGTCTGAGCGACAGGTTGATGAGCCGGTGAAGCTGAGCGATGGTCAGCCGCACCTCGATATTGTCGCTGCGGTAGATGACGCACTTGTGCACAATGTTCTCCAGGTCCGGCTCCAGGGTGAAGGATCGCAGCTTGTGTGCGCCACCCTTCATATCCCACAGCACGATCTTGTTGGGGTCGAACACCTGCACGCCGTTCTGATCCTCCACCTCAAGCCATAGCAGGGGGAGGGACTGGGCCTTGCGGTTACGTTGGGTCATGTCGGTTCTCCTTTCTTCCTTGCCAGATGCCACAGCCCGCAGACCTGACACTGGTAGACTGTCATGCCCTTCCGGCCGAAGCCCATCTGCTTCCGTGCCATATGGGCATCAGCGGGTGACCTAAAAGCCTTCTTCCGGTAGCAGCTGTGCCACAGGGTCTGTTCTAGCGACTTGCGCATCACTCTTCACACTTTCTCCTTTGTTACCCGCCTGATAGCAGCGATGAACTTGTCCATTTCCGGCTTACCGACCACGGAGGCGATCAGGGCGCGGGTGGTGAAGTCGTCGATGGGCTTGCCTTCGCGGACCCTTGCAGCGAGCACGTTCCACAGCCGGGCCAGAGGCACCGGGCCTATGACCCTCTCTGCCATCCGGACGGCTCCATTGAAGTCAATGGTCTTGTTCATAGCATTGCCCTTTGCATATCTTCCTGGTTCAGCTCTTCGAGTGCACGGATTGCGTCGCGCTTGAACTGCCGCTTGGTGCATTCACTGAAATCAGTCCCATTTATGCCCATGCGGGTGAACACCGCGAAAGCACGCTGCTCGTCGTTGCAGCGCAGGATGGCCATGATATCCTTGATGTTTTTCATCGGTCTATCTCCTTTTGACGGGAGGACCTTAGCATAAATTGAAGGGGGTGTAAAGGAAAAATGGGGCCGAAGCCCCATGTTTCTCAGTCCATCCGGGAAACCTCAAAGCTGCCGTCCGGCTGCACGATGACCAGCCACTGGTAATCGTAGAACTCGATCTTTTCCAGGCGCAGCGCCGACACGGCGAGCAGAGGCAGCGGTGGGTCACCTGGATACTTCAGGCCGGCAGGGGTCCGCTCGAAGCCTTTCATTGGCTGCCAGCCGCCGCCATGACGGTAGTTGGCGTCGATCTGCTCACGCGCTGGGCGGGGGTCCTGGTCGTCCAGGAAGCTGGGCAGAAAGCCCAGCATTTCGGGGGTCATCCGGGGGTGGAGTAATGCCCAAATCATTGATACTTCCTTTCATCGGGGAGTGCAGTCATGTGGAGGGAGTTGGACTTAGCAAGCAGCCGGGGCAGCAGGGTATTGGCAGGCCAGCTCGGCGGCCACCTATCAGTGCCCATCCAGGCGGTCGCCCAGAGCCGGCCGCGTTCGTAGTTCATTTGATGAACCCGATCGGCGCACTCATACGCCTGACTGAAGCCGCGCCCGGCTACTGCATCGACGTAGCCTAGCCTGATCCAGGCCAACTGATCGGCGTGCCTACTGCGCTTCAGCGGCTTGACTTTGACCTTGCGAGCGTTGGTTGCCATGTCAGTCTCCGATGCCACCGCGCTTGTAAGCTTCAGAACTCGGGCAGGCGGCGCTGATGGCATTTTCACGCCTATCTTCTGGGCATGAGCCTTGTTCCCAAGGCATCAGCTTTTTGTGTGGCTTTGGGGTTACTGCATGAGTGACAGGCGCCGGCGGCAGCCGCTGGGCTGTTACTACCACTTCAGGCAGACTAGGTGGTGGCTGCGGCTGCTGCCAGGATGTAGCAACCCCTCCGGCAACGCCAATGTTCAGCGCCAGGGCCAGGGCAACGAATTTTGCGTGCATCACAGGTTCTCCAGGTAGGTGACAATCTGCCGCGGGGTCCAGCCGGCCTCACGCGCGTCGGTAATGACCCGCTGCACAGTAGCCTGTGCCCGCGGGTCAGTGGTGCGAGCGACGATCATCGCCAGTTCGGTCATCGCTGGGAGATAGTCGAGGTCAACCATGGGGAAATTCCTTTTCGTTCAAACAAGGGCCTTATAGCACACCCCTGGTAAAATGCACATAAAAAAATGGGGGCCGAAGCCCCTATTTTCTCAGGTCTTGACCAGTTGCAACGCTGTCCACGCTTCCTGCGCGGCCTTCTCCCCTTCCGGCGTATACATGCGATAAAATGCGCCGAAAAACATCTCCCCCAGTTCCTCCATGTCCTCGATGTTCGAGGTCTCGGGATATTCCTCGGCCTTCATCACCGTGACGGCCTTTGCCAGGGCCTGACCCATGATCAGGCGCCCTCGTCCGCTGTTGAGCAGCTTGAGGGCATCCTCATGCTTCTCTTCGGTGGTCATCTTCGACCAGTTGCTAGGCTTCATATCAACGTCCTTTCCTTGTTGCTGACCCGAGGACCCTAGGCTAGATTTGAGGGATTAATCCAGAAAAATAATCCTTCGCCTCCTCGACCGAGGCATGTGACCGGACATAGCCGGCGGCAGACTTGGAATAGACGTTTCCTCTGATCTGCCATACCTCGGCGTAGCGCCTGGCGGCACCCTGGTAAAAGGGCTTGCCGTTGTCATAGGCCAGCCGGCGGTAGTTGCCCCTGCCGTCCACCTGCCAGCCATCCGGCTCGGTTGTCCACCTGGTCATGGCAGCACGTTGACCCATACAGTCGTCAGGAAATCGGGCAGGTCCATCGCACGGACCTGACTGGTTGCCCACTTCTTGGCATCGGTCAGGGTCATCGATGGGGAAAAGAAAATCTTGGCTGGCATCTCGTCCAGATTAAATGCCCATGAGCCGCGGCCCTTTGGGCTACAGCCATGAGAAGCTACCCACTTGCGGGTATCGAACCTAACGGTGATCATCGGTTTTCCCTTTCGTTCAACGAGAGGGTTTTACACTGTCTTCATGAGGACGTCCAGTGAAAAATGAAGAGTGGTTATCCTCAATTATCTTCACAAGGTCCCGGGCCAGGTCCCGCAGTGGGTAGTTTTGGCTGAAAAAAGCGTCATCCTCGAAAAGCCGATCATAGATGTCCCTGACAGTCTCCCGCCAGGGGTTACTCTCCGGCAGGTCAGGGGTCACCCACATCGATCCACAACTCGGACATGGTTGGTTCGGGATGAATTCCTGTTGCAGGCCGCACCGCGAACACCGCCAGATTGTCATGTTCACTCCTTTACCGTGTAGGTCAGCCTTGCGTCATTGTCTTCCATGGTCACCCAGCCCCTTACCTCAGGATAGCAGAACTTGCCACACTCAGGGCAGTAGTTCGGTGGCCTGGGATTGACCCAGCAGAGCAGCTGGCCACAGCAGCCCATGGCCGTCAGCTTGAAGTGGACCCGCTGGGTTTCCTTCATGTGGGGAACTCACACTGATCCAGGCTGTCAGGGTGGGTCGCCACACAAACCCGGTGTGCCCATTGGCCAAACAAACTAATGGCGATGATCAGGGCAAGGATGACCGCTATTATCTCAAGTTTTTCAGTCACGCCAGCTCCTTCTCGCTCAGGGCTTCCAGCAGCAGGTCCTGTATTCGGGCTTTGCCCTTGATGGCCTGCATGATCACCTCGTCGATGGTTCCCCGTGCCGTCAGGTAATGGACGAAGACCTGCTTGTGCTCCGACCCCTGGCGCTGCACCCGGTTGATGAACTGCTGATGAAGCTCCAGGTTGTAGGTGGGGGTATAGAAGCAGACCTGGTTACCAGCCTTCTGCAGGTTCAACCCGTGACCCATCGACTGAGGATGGCCGAGCAGCAGGGGAAGATCACCCTCGTTCCATGCCCGTTCGAGCTGGGCAGCGCGCTTGCTTGAGGTCCCGCCGCCGATCACCGGCACATCCTCGCCGAACCTGGACTTGATCCGCTCCAGGTCATGCTTGAAGTCATAGGCGACCAGGAGAGGGACACCCTGCAGCTCGTTCACGAGGTCAGCCAGCAGCTCGGTCTTCTCGTCATGGATCATCGCCCAGTCCCGGCCAGCCATTGGCCGCAGCGGCTTGCGGCGGAACAGGTTGATCACCTCCGGGTCCAGGTAAAGCCCGCCTGAGGCAACCTGGCGCAGCTTCACGGATGCCACCCCGGCATTGGCCGCTGTGATGAGGTTCTCACCGATGCGCACAATGAAGTCTTCTTCGAGCTTGTTATAGATGACCCGTGCCGAAGGCGGCAGGTCAAATGTGATGACGTTCTCGATCAGGTCCGGCATATCCACATAGTCGGCCGCCTCCAGGCGCAGCACCAATGGCCGGAGCTTCTCATAAATCTCGTCCTCGGCACCACGGCGTATCACCCAGCCGAAACCATTCCATGCAGGTAAAAAGTATTTCTGCCTGAAGTGCGTGATGTAGGGGCCGAAGCTTCGCCCGCGGTCGAGGCAGTAAATCTGGCCGAATAGATCAAGCAGACCATTGGGTGCCGGTGAACCGGTCAGACCCCAGCGCCGCGAGAAGGTATCGAGGATGCACCTGAGTGCCTTGTGGCGCTGGCTTCGTGTGTCCTTCATCATAGTCAGCTCGTCGACTACCAGGGTGTCGAACTTGTGCTTGCGGAAGGCCGCGACGTCGCAGGACACCGTGGTGTTACCCATGGCGCTCTTGCCCTTGCTCGCACCGAGCAGCCAGTCAAGACCGTCGGGGTTGATGACGTAGACATCGGCGTCCCTGGCAAGCGCCTCGTCCTTCTTTGGTCCGTGCAGAACCTCAATCCGTAGATGGGCAAAGTCAGCCCACTTCTGCGCCTCTGCCGGCCAGACCAGCTGGGCAGGGCGCAGTGGCGCGATCACCAGCATCCTTTGCGCGACACCCTTGCGGCGCAGATACTCAAAGGCGGCATAAACAACGGAGGTCTTGCCAGTGCCTGGCGAGGCGAACAGGCCGGCGGCTGCGTGTTCTATGAGGAACTTCAGTGCTTTCATCTGGCCCTGGTGTGGTTTCCACTTCACAGCAAACGTCATCGTCTTTTCCTCGTTAAGGCAGTTTCGATCAGCTCCATAGCGTCGCTATAGGAGTCGACAAATCCGGCGTTGTAGCTAAGACTGTTAAGGATGTCCAACCTATTTTGCTGCAAAGGCCGGGGAACCTCCCCCGGCCTTTTGAATTCGAGCCACAGCGGTATATAGGGTGTCAGGAAGATACGATCCGGCCAGCCGGCGTCGTGGCGCAGATCAAGTTGCAGTGAGCGCACACCCAGTAACCGGGCGTCGTGGCATACGCGGTCACGCAGGGGGTTTTCCAGCTGGCGGCGCAGGACGGGCATTCTTCATCACCTCGTCGGTTTCAGCTTTCTGCCTGGCGTAGGTTTCACGGCGAGAGCGGCGAGCTTCTTCGTGATCTAAGCTCCACCGCTTCCACCAAGCAGCGATGCCTTCCTCGTCGAGAGGTCGGCCGGAGTCGTCAAGCTCGGGCATCGAATGATCTTGCCCATGTCCTGGTATCTGAAGTCCGGCGGCGTTGCGGACGGCTGACTGGGGCAGTCACATCAAGACCGTCAAAAAATCCAGCTTTCCCAGCTGCACCAAACAAATACCAGCAGGCTTTATCAAGTGGCTTACGGCGGCGGATGTTGTTATACGTCGTCACAATGTTCTGCAGTTTCGTCTCCACAGCCTCTTCGGTGCGGTTAAGGTTCGCCGCGCAATACCGTAGAAAGTGGTCATACGTATCCCGGCGCTTTGTGCCTTTTGGCGCGATAGCGTAATTCTTCTCCCATTTGGCGAGAGGGCTAAGATGCCTGACTGCCTCCACAGTCAACCAGTCATAGTCTCTGTTGGTCCAACGACGCTTTACGTATTTCATTGTTTGTTCCTTCTCAGTAGATACAAGGCCCGTTCTTCTCTTTCGAATAACTACAAAAACGACACTGCTGTCCAGGGTTTGGTGCGAAGGTTTTATCATTCAGCATTGGCCGGACCCGGTTCTTCCATTCTTGTTTGAGGCGGGGAAGGTCATTCATCCGGTAAAGTTTTGGGTTCTCCGGATGGACAATTCCGTGGTCGAGATAGACGAGATGCGGCGAAACGGTGAGGTCAGGCACGGCAGCGCCATACATTAGCAGTGCGCCGAGGCTGTAGAGGTCGAGCTGCAGGGTATAATCGGCGGTGTTGTATTGCGGCGCATACTTGCCAGTCTTCCAGTCCATCACATCCATATGCGAGCCGGACAGCCGCACGGCGTCGGTCTTGATCCGCAGCCAGCACTCTGCCCAGTCATTCCAGTCAGTGACCGACCAGTCGTCGCGGAATGCCCAGGTATCCTCCACCGTGACGTCATCGCCATAACGGCCACGCAGGTCGTTGAACAGACCGTCGAACAGCTTGAGAGAGTCGGGCAGCTTGCGGATTTCTTTGCTGATATAGCTGGCCGCCTGCTTGTGGATAGCATCGCCGCGCGACATCGCCGCCGACTCTGGCTGCGGCAGCTTGTCGAGGTTGGACAGCTTGGCGGCCAGCGGACAGCGCGCATAGGCGTTGAACCTGGAGAATGACCAGCTGGTGAAGCCTTTCGGCTCCGGCTTGGCAGAGGCAGCAACGGGTGCCGGCATCAGGCAGTGTCCTTCGTGGTTTCATTATCGGCATGGAATATAACATTATCCACCAGTTCTTTCTTTGTCCAGCCACCGAACACCAGCGCATGGACCAGCTTCACCCATAGCAGGAAGATGACGCAAGGAAAGTCCTCGCCCGACTCCGCTATCTTGTCGGCGATCATGTTGATCAGTTCCTCGGTCAGGGCATCGATGTGCGGCATATCGTCCGGGTTAATCACTTGTCTTCTCCATCTCTGCCCAGTTTGGGCCGGTCTTGCCTTCCGAACGGATCGGCACGTCGATGTCGCCAACCTCGTCCATTGCCCCTCGGAGCAGTTTCATCGACTTCTCGAGCCTGCCTGGCGGCACTGACAGCACGATTTCGTCATGCACAGACAGGATCAGATGGCCCGGTCCGACTGCTTCGTATATCCGTATCATGGCCTCCTTGGTCTGATCGGCAGCCGAGCCTTGGATGAGGGTGTTCACCATCTTGTATTCATAGGTGGTCTCGATGCCGTCAACGATGCGTGGTTTCTCGCAGTAGTAAAGCCGGCCACCTGTGGTGCGCACCGGCTCGCCGATCCGGGCCTTGTAGGTGAGGTCCTTCTTCAGATAGAGGATGCCGGGAAACGCCTGGAAGTAGGCATTGAGCAGGCTCCTTGCCTTCTCCACCGTAGTATTGAGACTCTTTGCCAGTTTGTTGAAGCCGGCGCCATAGAGAATGGAAAAGTTCAAGGTCTTGGCATCACGGCGGATCACCTTGACGTTGGTCGTCTTGCCGACCATATCGCCGGTATGCTGGTGAAAGTCAATATCCGGGTTGTCGAGATAGCTTTTCCGCATCGCGCCATCCTCGAAGTGAGCGAGGATACGCAGCTCCTGGCTGGAGAAATCGCGCAGACACAGCACGTGGTTTTTGTAACTGCAGATGTAGCGCCGGCACAGCGGCAAGGGCGGCAGGTCCTTGACCGGAGGCTTGATGCCATTGGCGAACAAGGGATCGAACACGGTCGGGATATTCTGGAAGTTTGGGGAGGATGACAGACGACCTGTGCGCGCCCCGCCACCATTGCCGCGGGTCTGATGCCAGACGGTATAAATCATGCCCTTGGATTGTTTGGCTGTGGCGAGCCAGGGTTCCATGAAAGTGCCGAGGCAGGTGCGCAGCCTGGACAGATAGGTCAGGGTAGCGGCAAGCTGCTTGTCGGCAACGGCTGCGTTTATGGCGGCAGCATCGGAGGCAGGCTTACCGGTCATGGTAATGCCAAGTTTGGTTCTATCAACCAGGCCGGACCTATCGAGGGCCTCTATCAGCTGCTGACCGCTCTCGAGGTTCACTTCTGGTTCACAGCCAATACGGGTGCGTACCCAGTTCTCAAGTTTCATTGCCAGGTCGCGGTAACGCAGAATATCGGCGTTCAGCAGGGGAACGTCGACCGCCACCCCGCGCTTCTCCATGTCGAGGAGGACAGGCAGCAGACGGCGTTCACGGTCGTAGGCGCCCAGCATGTCAGCCTTGGCAATCCGCGGATAGAGATACTGGAACAGTGCCTCAGTGCGCTCAACGTCACCAATAGCATAAGGACCAACAATCTCAGCCGGCGCATAAGCGATATACTTTCCCGGAGGTTCCTTGCCTTTCAGGGAGGTGGATATCTTGATGCCCGGCACTGGCTGGTTCGTGGTCAGCCAGTCATTGAGCTCGTCGCGCTCACCGGCAGGATAGTTGAACAGCCGCTCGCAAGCCTGCTTCAGGCCAATGGCACGGGCATTAGGGTCATCGAGGAACAGCAGAAACATAGTATCGTGGACGCGCTGCCATGGCGGAATAGCGATGCCGAAGTGGGTCTCGATGACGTCAAGGTCAAATTTGCAGTTGTGGAACAGCACGCCGTCGGGATTGGCATAAGCCTTGCGGATTGCCTCCAGGGCTTGTGCCCCGGAGGCGTTGTTCCACTTGTATTTCGCTGCGAGGTGAGAATTTGGAACTACATGTCCAAACCCGAAGTATTTCGACTTCTTTCCCCATTCCTTGACAGCGACCCCGACCGGCAGCGGAGGATAATCAGGTCTCGGCTCTATGCCGAAACTCTCAATATCTACAATGGTGGGCCGGGGAATTTTCATCAATATTTCGCCCGTCGGGTGCGCACTGGCGGCGGCGGCGGTGCTGCCTCTTCGATGTCCATTGCGTAG